TAGATTATCAACTATAACCTCAGAAAAAGTATATACAGTATAATGTCTACAAATCCTCCAATAATAATTCCACCATTAAATAATCAAAATACAGGTTCTATTCAACTATTACCTGAAGTAACTGTTTATAGTACATCAAAATCAAAAACCCCTCCCCCCACAGATCCTCCTTCTGGATTTAATGTGGCTTCTTTAATTACCCCTAGTACTATAGCTACTTTACAATCTTTAAAAAATAATCCTCAAGCTTTTGGAGAACAATTAAAAGATCAAGGTAAACAAAAAATTATTCAAGCTATTGCTGAATCAACGTTAGCTAAATTACTTAAAGAAAAAGCAAAATTAATTAAAGAAGGAATTGAATTAGATATTAATCATCAATTAACTTTAGCTAAATTAAAATTAAGAAATCATCCTAGACAACAATATGTAAATGGAGTAGTTATAGATATCCCCGCTGAGTTAAGTAATGAAGAATATAAAAAAGCAGAAGATGCTGAAACTCAAAATTATAAGGATGCTAAAAAAATATTACAAGAAAAAAAAGAAAAAAATCAAGAAGATTTAGATAAATATTATAAAGATCCTTTTAAAGAAATAAAGGATAAAATAAAGAAAAGAAAAGAAGCAAGAGCAAAACGTAAAAGTAGAACAAAAGCAGAAAAAACAAAATCTAAAAAGGAAAAAGCTAAAGCTGTTTTACAAAATACTAAAAAAACACTTGGACCTATTTTAACTCTTCTTATAACTAATAAGGTAGCTGAAATTGTAGCCCAAAATGAAAAAATAAAAAAACTAATAGACGATACTAACGCTATAATTACTGAAGCAAATACCTCAGGAGACCCACTAAAACTATCTAATGCTAAATTAGCTAGAGATAATGCTATTAAAGTTATAAATGATAATATAGCTAAAATACAAAAAGTAGCAGAAACTATAAATAAAATATCAGTATACATTAATATTTTTAATCTTATTGTAACTATAATTTCATCTATTCCAATCCCTGTATCTACCCCACCAGGTCAGGGTATTCCTATTAACTTAATAATGAAACTTGTAAAAATATTAGATAAAGCAAATCGTATATTATTAATGTTAAGTTCATTAATACCTGTAGCATTAGGTATTCTTCAAAAAGCTATTGGAATATTAGAAGATCTTAAATCACAATTATTAGATATTAATGGAAAATTAGATACAGCAGCGACTAGTAATGTAGTAGGAACTTCTGATCTTTTACTTAATATAAATGCGTCTGAAGGAGGAATTACACTTGGTATATTCCCAACAGAATATAAAGGATTTAAATTCGCTATTAAAGAAGAAAGTGGTCCTAGAGCATTAGTTGTTAGAGGAAATAAACGCCATTACGCAGTAGCAATTAATACTGATAATGTGGAAGTATTAAAGAGCGAATATTCATTTACATTAGATCCAAATGATTTAATAGATCAATTAAAATTAGTAATAAATTCACAAAATTTACAAGCTTAAATATTTATTTATATGAATGTAAAATTATTTAAAAAATTAATTAAAGAAGCAGTAGCTGAAGCTATTTATGAGGAATTACCTGAAATACTAAGTGAAGTATTAGCAAATCAAAATAAACAACCTCTACGTGAAAATAAAACATTTAATTTTACAAGTGAGGATGCTATACCTTTATCTGGAGATATGCGTAACTCATTAATGGCTAAAATGGGAGCTGAGTTTGGATTTCAACAACCTCAATCTACTTTAAAAGTAATTGATGCTGTAGATGAATCAACTGGTGAAAAAGTTAATCCATACTTAGCATTTATAGCAGATGCTGCTAATAATATGACACCAATGGATAGATCAGGATTAAGACAATTAGATTAATAATATGCCCATACCTCAAACGACACGCATTAACCCATTAGACTTGCAGAAAAATATTGCAATAGGTATTTCTTTACCTTTTGATGGTAATTTTGGGCCGTTTAATAGTACATATAGTACTCAAGAACAAATTAAATCTAATTTAATTAATCTTTTACTTACTAGTAAAGGTGAAAGAATGTTTAATCCTGAGTTTGGTTCTGATTTAAAAAGAGTAGTATTTGAAGCTGCTTCTGAAGATAGAGATACAAGATTAGCTATTCAAGATATAGTAGTAAGTAGTATTAATACTTTTATTCCTGAAGTTGATGTAACAGCAGTAGAAGTAGTTCCTAATGTTGATGGCAACGCAATAACAATAACAGTTAATTATAAATTAAAAATATCAGGTAATTCTGATGAAATAACAGTAGAATTTATATAAAATGGCAAATAATAAAGTATCATACTTAAATAAAACATTTAGTGATTTTAAGAATAATCTTATAAATTATACTAAAACCTACTTCCCCAACACATATAATGACTTTTCAGAAGCCAACCCAGGGTCATTATTTATTGACTTAGCATCGTATGTAGGGGATGTTGCTTCATTTTATGCTGATACTCAAATTCAAGAAACTTTTCTATTATATGCTAAGGAAAAAGAAAATTTATACGCTTTATCATATGGATTAGGGTATCGTCCTAAAGTATCATATGCCTCTAGTGTATTAATGGATATATTTCAACTTATTCCTTCTATTACAATTGCCGGGGTAACTAACCCAGACTATAATTTTGCTTTAATAATACCAGAAAATACTCCTTTAACTTCAACTACTAACGCTATTAAGTTTTTAACTACAGATAAAGTGGATTTTAATGATAAAAGTAATACTGAAATAACTTTTGTAGATAATAATAACTTTTTATTAAGAAAACAAGTTACAGCTATATCTGCTGAGATTAAATCAACTACACTAAATTTTTCATCACCACAAAAATTTCAATTAGCTACAATAACAGATAGTAATATATTACAAATATTAGATGCAACCGATACTCAAGGTAATAAATGGTATGAAGTACCATACTTAGCTCAATCATCTATATTAAATACTATTGCCAATCCTAATGCTAGTTCTGATGGAGTAGCATATTTAGTTAATTATCAAAGAGTACCTCGCCGTTATGTATCTCGTTTTCTATCAGACGGCACATTACAATTAGAATTTGGAGCAGGTTTATCTAACTCCTCAGATAATACAATATTACCTAATCCGGATAATTTACAATTAGGCCTAATATCAGGTATATCTAATATATTAAATAATTATAATAAAGCTACCCCTTTCTTTACACAAGAATATGGTTTAGCCCCTAGTAATAATATTACTATTAGATATCTTATTGGAGGTGGGATTTTATCTAATGTACCCTCAAATAATATTATTCAAATAGATACTACTAAAGCTAATTTCCCTAGTGGTGTATCTGGTCCTTTAGCAGATATAATAAAGTCTAGTATAGCGTGTACTAACCCTAACCCATCAGTTGGTGGTAGGGGAGGAGATGAAATTGAAGAAATTCGCAATAATGCATTATATGCATATCAATCTCAATTACGTGCTGTAACTAGAGAAGATTATATAGTTAGAGCATTATCATTACCTACCAATTATGGTTCAATATCTAAAGTATATGTTACACAGGATGTAGCTAATACTTCTTTACCAACACCTACTGTAGCATACACCGAAGAACGTAATCCATTATCATTAGATATGTACATATTAGCATATAATAATGATAAAAAATTAATAACTGCTTCTCCAACATTAAAAGAAAACTTAGCTACTTATATTAACCAATATAGAATGGTTACTGATGCTGTTAATATTAAGGATGCTTTCTATATTAATATTGGAATTAATTTTGATATTACCATTAAAAGTGGATTTAATAATAATGATGTTATAACTAATTGCATTATTACTTTAAAATCATTCTTTAATATAGATAACTGGACTATTAATCAACCTATAATAATTTCAGACATATTATCTACTTTATTAGCAGTAAATGGAGTACAATCCGTAACTAAAATTGAAGTAATAAATAAACAAGAAAATACAGGAACAACATATTCTAAATATGCATATGATATATCTGGAGCTACAAGACAAGGTAATATATATCCTTCAATAGATCCTAGTATATTTGAAGTTAGATATCCTGATACGGATATTCAAGGTAGAGTAGTACCATTTACAATTTAAAAGTTATAATTTACCATATTTATATGTAGTAATCATGTAATTATGGCAATTTATAAAATATTTCCTGAAAAAAGCGCTACGCTTTATTCATATTATCCTACACTTAATTCGGGTTTAGACGAAATACTAGAACTTAGTACTTTTAAATCTATAGAAGGTACTAATGAAGTTGCACGCTCTATTATTAAATTTCCTCAAGATGAAATACTTGATATTATTAATAATAAAGTAAGTGGATCT